CATGCGAAGCTTTCGCCAGGCGTGTGGACGTGAATTAGTGCTTCAAATCAATGCCTTTGTTGCCAGCATTGAAGATCTTAACGAACGGTTTAGCGTGCAAAACGATTTAGAATATGCGCTCACTGTGGCAAGAAATCATCCGAAGGTTGCCCAGGTGGCTGCTGCTATTGGCAAGACTGAATCTGAGATTGATGAAGTTTTTGCACTGGCTCAACATCTAGACTCTAATTAGTATGAACGATAGCCACATCACGCCTTTTGTCGGATCACTGCTTGCTTTTATGAGCACAGTAGCGAGTCTGGCTGAGATTGAGGTATGGTTAAAGCTGAGTTCTTTGGCAGTCGGGACTTTGGCTGGTGTATTAGGCTGCATTTCAGCAATCAAAAACCTACGCAAGTAATATGAAAAAAAACATCTTCAAAAACTGGAAAACAAGTCTGGCTGGATTCTTTGGCGTTGCATCCGTTGTGGTGCCTGTAATGTTCCCACAATACGCACCGATTGCACATCAGGTGACAGCACTTGCTGTTAGCCTTGGCCTTATTGCAGCTAAGGATGGCGATAAAACTGGTCTGTAATTTCAACGCTAGGAAAGGAGCGACCTTCTAAATCGTAGCCTACAGTCGGGTGCAAGTCCTGCCCTAGCTCCAATCTCCTATGAGTATTCTTGCTATTATTTTAGGCGTTATCTTTGCTTTAATATCGGTGGGAGCTTTTAGCTTAATCGCATTGTTTATAGCTTGTGATCGTGCGGCAGAACAAGAGAAAAGAAAGATGCTATGAGAACTAAACGCACTATTGAAAATTTAGGGTCACTTAATAAGAAGGCACTGGCAAAATTTGAGCCTTTCCTTACTGAAGTTGAGGCGCTTATGGCAACGCAGGGTGTTAAGGTTGAAGTGATTTCTGGCTTGCGGTCGTGGGCAGCTCAGGCTGCACTGTATGCAAGTGGTCGCACTAAGCCTGGAAAGATTGTTACTAAAGCAAGGCCTGGGTCTAGCTGGCACAACTATGGCTTGGCTATTGACCTTGGATTGTTTCAAGCTGGAAATGGCTCTTATCTAGACGAAGCTAAGCCAGCTGTGGCTGATGTCTTTTATCGGCAAATCGGCAAGGTTGCAGCTAAGCATGGGATTGAGTGGGCAGGTAATTGGAAAAGCTTTACTGAGACCCCACACTTCCAGGTGACGTTTGGCAAGACGCTTGCAGAACTTCGCGCTAAGATGCCTACTGTTAATTATGATGTGAACAAGTTGATTTGACCCTTCCTATGTCGCCAGCGAGAGATCCAAAAATGCAAGAGCTAGTGAAGCTGCGGAAGGCGGCTGCGCTCAAGCGTGAGAATGGACTGGCGTTTTATGTTCCACACTCCAAACAGGAGAGCTTTCACGCAGCTCACTGGGCAAAGCTTCGTTACCTGCGCACAGGAAATCGGTTTGGTAAGTCAACGTGTGGCACAGCTGAAGATTGCTCGTGGGCGATTGGCGAGCGTCCGTGGGTGTCGAAGGATGATCCGTTGCGGTATGAAGGTTTGCCCAAGCGGAGTACAAAAGGTTTGATTATTGTGGCTGACTGGGACAAGGCGAGGGAAATTTACACGAGCCAGGAACCTGGTGAGGCCATGGGGAAGATATTTAAATTCTTGCCTAAGTCTAGCTTTCATGGCATTCACAAGAATCAGGCTGGTGAAATTGATTGTGTGCAAGTCAAGAGTATCTGGGGTGGGATTTCTTACATTTACATTGATACGGTGAAGTCGTTTAAGGCTAACCCGATGGGTCAGGAGTCTGGTCACTGGGATTGGATTCATATTGATGAGCCTTGTCCAAAAGCGATGTGGATTGCTAACTCTCGTGGATTGATTGACAATGATGGCTCAGCTTGGTTCACTTGCACTCCTATTGCAGAGCAGTGGATCAATGAACTCTTTGTTCCCCGCACGAGACTTCGCGAAGAGTTTCCTGATGGCTATGAGTTTCCAGGCAAGAAGTGGATCCTCACCGGCACTAGCCATGATAACTCTACGTTGAGCAAGGAAGCTATTCAGCGCTTTGCAGATCAGTTGACACCTGAAGAACGTGAGGCTCGTATCAACGGTAGGCCGAAGACAATGCAGGGTGTTGTGTATCCTCAGTTTGACACACTCAGACATGTTTATCATGAGTTGCCAAAAGGGTGGAAAGACTTCGATGAACCGCCAGAAGATTATACAATTCGCGTCGCGATTGATCCGCATCCAAAAACACCTCATGCTGTTTTGTTTGCTGCGACTGCGCCTACTGGACAAACTTTCTTTTATCGGGAATATTTTCAGCATGTGATGATGGACGATCTTGTTGATGTCGTGATCTCCATGCTGAAAGGGCGGGTGCCACAGGTGATTATGATAGATCGATCTGCGTTCAACCAAGACCCAATCACTGGGGCGTGTTGGGCTGACTCGTTCTACCAAAGGGGGGTCCCTGTGGTGCCCGCATCCAAAGAGCTGACACATGGTATTCAAGCTGTTCAGAATGCGCTGGCTAAAACTGATACAGCCTCGTCACTTTACTTTTGCTCTAACCTTCAGGAGACACTTTACGAGTTTGATTCTTACATCTGGGACCCAGGCAAGGAAAACAAACCACGAGACAAAAACGATCACATGATGGAAAACCTTTATCGCCTTGTTCTTTCTGGCTTGACTTACGTCAGCCCTGAGAAGTCCGACTCGTGGAGTTTCTCCGAATACGAATACACTGGCAAGCTGGATGTGCCGAAGCAAGGCAAGGCTTGGTTTGAAAAAGAAGCAGCATAACAATATGGAACCTCAATTTTATCAACTTAACAGCCCTAGATACGAAGGCGTAGATCTTGGAAAAAATGTTATGTCCCCTATGCCTGTCCGAAAGGAAGCTAGAGAAGGACAAGCATCTCAAGCAGACATTTTACTTGCCATTAACCGCATGATGGGATTAGCTCCTGCTCGTTCAGCATATGTATTTGGCGAAGATGATAACTTTGTTAACAATATGCGGCGTGGATCTGGAGAAACACCCATTGCTCCAATCATCCCATCAGAGCAGGCTGCAAAAGAAGCAAGCTTTATTTACGATCAATCAGGAGCCAAAAAAGCTAAATCCCAAGAAGAACAAATGGCTTTAGTTCAAGCACTTCTGAACAAACTAGGCATCCTTTAACATGACTAAAGACCTAACCGATCGTCTCTCCCAAGAGGAACAAGACGAAGATCTTCAAACTCTCCTACAAGACTGCGTCCGCGATCTCAAACGCTCACGCACATACATGGGTCGTTTCTACGCCGACTGGGATCATGCTCTTGAAATCTACCAACAGCAGTCTGACGAAGATGCCAAGGACGTTCGTGCAAAGAAAAAGCGCGAGCCAGCCAAGCAGATCATCCCACTCTCCTACGCTCAGGTCAACACCTTTGCAACCTTCATCACTTCTCTCTTCGCCCAGAATCCAACGCTTTTTGAAGTCGAAGCCTCTGGATCTGAAGACTACGACCTGAAAGAAACCAACGAAGCAATCCTTGAGCGCGAGGTTCGCACTAACCGCCTTTACTCCAAAATCTACGCTTTCAACCTAGACGTCGCACGCTTCTCCCTTGGAGTCTTCAAAACCTCCTGGGAATACCGCACGATCAAAGTCGAAGCCTCTCCCGAGTCTGCCTCCATCATCTCGTTCTTCTCACCAACCTCCATGGCTGATGAGCTGTCGGTTAACCCAGTTAGCCAAGAGATTGAAGTGACGGTGTGTGAGGGGACGAAGGTGTATAATGTTAGTCCGTATAACTGGTATCCAGATACGAGGCTGCCGTTGATGCGGTGGGAAGAGGGAGAGTTTGTGGCAGATGAGACTGTGATGCATGTGAGGGAGCTGAAGCGCCGGAATGGTGTGTTTGGTGCTGAGCATGTGGAGCGGATGTCAACTCGGGAGTATGAGGAGCGAGGTGAGACAAGGCTGGAAGGCTTTGATCCGTCGAAGGATACTGGTAAGAGTGAGGATAACTTTATGGTGGCTGTGACCACTGTGCAGCGGAAGCTGGTGCCAAGTGAGTATAAGCTGAGCGAGAGTGATGAGGAAGAGCTGTGGGTTCTTGAGCTGGCGAATGATAAGAGGATTGTGAGGGCGGAGAAGATGGAAGACGCGAATATGCGTTTTACATATTTTGCTGGGATGCTCAGTTCTGATTTACATGCGCGGCCTTGCGATAGCTTGAGTGGTGTGATTGACAAGTTGCAGGATACTGTGACGTGGTTGATGAACTCGAGGATTGAGGCTGTTAAGAACAACATTGAGAAGCAGCTGGTGGTTCATCCTCAGTTTATTGAGGTGGAAGATTTGATGACGCGGAGTCCGTTTATTCGGTTGAAGAAGAGTGCTCCGGCTATGGGTGGGGTGCAGAACTTTATTCAGCAGTTAAGGACGACTGATCCGACTGTGACGCATGTGCAGGATGCACAGGAGTTGATGCGGGTGATGCAGACGGTGAGTGGAGTGACGGAGAATGCAATGGGGAATTTTGCTAGTGGGAGGAGAAGCGCTACGGAGGCTAGGAACGTGGCAGCTGGTGGTGGGAGTCGGTTGAAGCTGATCGGGTCTAATATTTGGGAGATGGCGCTTGGGCCTATGGGTCGAGTGATTCTTAACAATGCAAGGCAGTGGATGAGTGAAGAGACGTTCCATAAGATTGTGGGCGAGGAGAGTGATGAGACGTTGGAGGCTTGGGAGAAGTTCCATAAGGATAACTGGTGGGAGCTTGTGGGTAATGAAGACTTTTTTGTGTTTGACGCTACGAGTCAGAGCGAGAAAGGGTTCCTTGCTCAGAGTCTTCAGGAGCTGGTGATTGCTTTGATGGGTAATCCTGAGATGCTGGCGGCTACGAACTTGGATGTGGTGAAGATGATTATGAGGATTCAGGAGCTTAGGGGAGTTAAAAACTTAGATCAATTTAAACGCGATGAACAACCTATTAACAATATCGGAGGACTGCCTGGACAAGCTGAGCTTGGAGGCCCTCCACAACCTGTCCCTGGAGGTGGATCAATTCCGCCGCAGCTCCCTGTATAGGGTGTGGTCAGAGAATGAGGAGGAAGAAGTTTTGAGTCTGACTAATGTGGCGACGACGATGCTTCCTGAGGATGTAAAAAGCTTTTTTGCTCGAGAGCAAATGCTGGGTATGATAGCTCAGCGCATGAAAAATCTGGACTCTTTTGGTGTTCTAAAGGAGTTGATCCAGGCTAAAATACAAACAAAACAAGAAAGACAAAACGATGAAAAGACTACAATGGGCTAACTTTGGACTACGCGCACCCGCTGGTGATTACGGCGATGGCGGTGGTTATGATGATGACGGAGACGAAATCATTGACATCAAAGACCTTGAAGGTGATGATGATGATGATGATGATGACGATTTTGATGACGATGATGATGAGCCGAGTGGTAAAGCTGCCGGTTCTCGCAAGTCTACTACTCCTGTCTTCGATCACAATCAGTTAGCCGATGCGATTACTCGCGGTCTGAAGCCTGCTTTTGAACAGCAGAAACCACAACTTTCACGGGAAGATATCGAAAAGCAACTGGGTAAACCTCAGTTCACTGTCGATTTGATTAAGTCTTTGCGTGATCCTGATATAGCGCCAGAGAAAGCGCTGGAAACAATGCAAGCTCTGATGAATCAGCAGGCGGACTATTTGCTGCGTGCTGCAGGTCTTGCGATCGACGGTCGGGTTGGGGAACTCAATCCAAAGCTTGCTGCGGTGCAGGAGGCGATTCAGAGCCAAAGAGAAGAAAGCTTTGTTGGCGGTGTGACTCGTAAATTTCCAGCGTTGCGCGGGAAGGGTCATGTGGTTAAACAAGCGCTGCGTGTGCTGCAACAGCAAGGTTACAATCCTGCTAGTCCAAGCGACGCGTTGAGAACAGTTGGTCGGACGGCGAGGGACATCATTCGCCAGATTGATCCAAATTTTAGCCTTAAAGGCAAGCAAGGAATGAGTTTTGCGGCACCACGCTCTGGAGGTGGTGGTCGTAGCTCCGGAAGACAACAGGGTCGTAGTGGCGCTCGTGGTCTGATGGATTCAGTTTATCCAGTTGGTTAAGAAACAAAAAACAAACAAACAGAAAACAATAAAATATGCCAGTCTTCGGCCTTCATACAAGCAGCTCCCACGCGAGCTATATCAGTGAAAAGACACGTCGTCGTGTTCTTTATCAATATCCACAGGGTCCAGCTCCGCTGACCTACTTCCTGAGTCTCCTCCCTGACGAAGAGACTGACAAAACCGAATTCGGTTGGTGGGAAGAGCGCGACACTGTGATCAAGTCAACCACAGTTACTTCCGGCAGCCTTGGCTCTGGTGGTGCTGGTCCATTCACAAACGCAGCCTTGACCACTTCTCAGGCAGCCGCTGGCTTTAACGTTGCTGCAAACACCGAGTACGGTCTGTTTGTTGCTGACGCTTCTGTCTTTGCTGTCCAGGACGTGATCTGGATTCGCAATGTTCCTAACGGAGCAGCTTCTGCTTCGCTCAACGTCCGCGGTGTTGTGACCGCTGTCGATGCTAACGCCAACACGCTGAAGTTCCGCGCACTGGAAGCTGTAACATCTGTGTCTAACGACACCGACGCTAACAGCATTACGGTTTACTTCACCTCGAAGGCCGCTGCTGAAGGCACCAAGTCTAAGTCCAGCAACTACACGTTCCCAATTGAGATCAGCAACTACACCCAGATCCTGAAGCATGGTATTCACATTACCCGCTCAGCTCTGAAACAAGGTGTTCGTTATGACTCCGCTGGCGTGTGGCAGGACAAGATGAAGAAAGTTGGCCTGCGCCACATGAAGGCAATGGAAATGACTACTCTTCGTGGAACTCGCCTGACCCGCAACACGACCAATGAAGATGGTGACACTGTTCCTGAGCGCTTCACTGGCGGTCTTGAATACTTCCTTCGTCAATGGGAAGTTGGCAACATCGTTAACTCCGGTATCGCTGACTATCGCCCAGGTGGGACTGACATCTCGGCTTCTGCCTGGAACGCCTCTGATGACAAGCGCATCTTGGACATCCAAGGCACCGTGACGATGGATCAGTTTGAGTCTATCCTTGAGAACGCCTTCCGCTACACCTCGGAATCGTCCTTTGAGAAACTCGCCCTTTGCGGTTCCGGTTTCCTCAAAGCCATCCAGTCCTACTGCAAGCTCCAGTCCATCACCATGCGAGAGCTCAATCCGAAAACCGACACCTTCGGTCTTCAGATGTATCGCCTGTCCACAATCCACGGTGATCTTGTGTTTAAAGCCCACCCGCTTCTCACCCAAGACTCCACGTTCCGCAACGACTGCTACATCATCGACCTTCCTTGCCTCAAAT